CTCAGATTTTTGATATATCTCTACCAGGATTTACCAACTAAGACAGACAAGGACCGAGGATGGCCGGAGATAACTGGATCTACACATACTATCAAGGGATCAAGAACGGAACGTACACGGTCGGCAAGTGGATCGCGCTGGTGTACGAGCATCTGGTGAAGGGCCTCGAGGAGAAGCGGTTCTTTTTCGACCAAAAGAAAGCGAATGACGTCGTCGAGTGGGTCGAGAGTCACTGCTTCCACACCGAGGGGCCACTCGCACCGGGACCGATCGTTCTGGAGGTCTGGCAGAAGGCGTTCTTTTCTGCGATCTATGGGATCGTGGATGCAGAGGGCCGGAGACAGTTCCGCGAAGTGCTGCTTGTGGTCGGAAGAAAGAACGGAAAGAGTAAGCTCGCCTCGTGCCTGGGTGACTACGAGTTCCGAAAGGGCGGCTACGGATCGCGTGTCTTCTGCATCGCTCCGAAGCTGGAGCAGGCGGATCTCGTCTACAACGACATCTGGCAGATGGTCACGCTGGATCCAGAGTACAAGCGACTGAAAGAGATCTACTCGGAGCGCGACTCTCGAGGCATGAAGACGAAGGACGACTCAGAGCTTCCGAGGCACAGGATGACGGATCTGGCCGTTCCAGGGACAAACAGCACGGTTAAAAAGATAGCCTTCTCGGCAAAGAAGAGCGACGGGTTCAATCCGTCGTTTTGTATTTGTGACGAAGTAGCTTCCTGGGAAGGCGATAGCGGTCTGAAGCAGTACGAAGTCATGAAGTCAGGCATGGGGGCGAGACCTGAGGGCATCCTTCTCAGCTGCACAACTTCGGGCTATGTGAACGACTCGATCTTTGACGAGCTCGTGAAGAGGGCGACTCGCTTCCTCCTGGGCGACTCGAAGGAGACGAAGCTCCTGCCGTTCCTGTACATGATCGACAGCATCGACAAGTGGAACGATGTGAACGAGCTGAGGAAGGCGAACCCGAACCTCGGCAGTTCGGTCTCGGTCGACTACATGCTCGAAGAGATCGCGGTGGCCGAGGGGTCACTGTCGAAGCGGGCCGAGTTCATCACGAAGTACTGCAACCTGAAGCAGAACAGCTCGCTCGCATGGTTAGACTCCAGGGTCATCGAAAAGGCGACAGGCGAACCGCTCAGTCTCGAGGACTTCCGGGGCTGTTACTGCGTGGGCGGTGTGGACCTGTCCAGAACGACCGACCTGACGGCTGCTTGTATCGTCATCGAAAAGGGCGGCGAGTTCTACGTCTTCACACGCTTCTGGCTTCCGTCCGAACGGATCGAGGAGCTGACGGCGATCGACGGGGTCCCGTACAACATATACATCCAGAGGGGCCTGCTGTATCCCTCCGGAGCAAACATCATCGAATACAGCGACGTCTTCGACTGGTTCCGTGAGCTGGTCGAGACATACGAGATCTATCCGCTGAAAGTCGGCTACGACAAATACAGCGCACAGTATCTCGTGCAGCAGATGGACTCTTACGGCTTCCACATGGATGACGTCTTTCAGGGTTACAACCTGCATCCGGTCATCACCGAGGTCGAGGGTCTCATGAAAGACGGGAAGATCCACATCGGCGACAACGACCTGATGAAGATCCATCTGTTCAATTCGGCCCTTAAGGTAAGCGCAGAGAAGGGCCGATCCAAACTTATAAAGATCAAACCGACTGCACATATAGACGGGATGGCCGCGCTCCTGGATGCCATGACAGTCAGACAGAAATGGTATCAAGACATCGGCGGTCAGTTACAGAACGGCAACAAGGAGGCCGACATATGAGTTTACTCGATAAGATTTTCAGGCCGAAGGAGGCGAAGAAGGCGGACGAAGCGGCAAGATCCGCGAGGGCCTTTTTTGAAACTCTAACGGCCTACACTCCAGTCTTCACGAACTGGGGCGGTGCGATCTATGAGAGCGAGATCGTGCGGGCGGCGATCGATGCCAGGGCGAGGCACATCAGCAAACTCAAAGTGGAGACGATCGGAACGGCGAATCCATCGCTTCAGAGCAAACTGGCACTCGGACCGAACCAGTGGCAGACCTGGTCACAGTTTCTTTACAGAGTCAGCACGATCCTCGATGTGACCAACACAGCGTTTATCGTGCCGGTCCTCGATGAAAGGCTCTACACGACGGGCGTCTTCCCGGTCCTTCCGGCTCGGTGCTCACTGACTGAGTACGAGGGCGAGCTGTGGCTGAGGTATGAGTTCCGGCACGGACAGTACGCGGCGGTAGAGTTCAGCAAGTGCGCTGTGCTGACTAAACATCAATACAAGTCAGACTTCTTCGGTGACAGCAATGCACCACTTCGGGAGACGATGCAATTGATACACATACAGAATCAGGGCATCGAGGAAGGCGTAAAGAATGCCGCTACATTCCGATTCATGGCGACGCTGAACAACTTCTCCAGTGCGGCAGACCTTGCAAAAGAAAGACAGAGATTCACAGAGACGAACCTCAGCACAGAATCGAAGAGCGGCGGCTTCCTTCTGTTCCCGAACACTTACAAGGACATCAGGCAGATCGATGTTAAGCCATACGCGATCGACTCGGAGCAGATGAAGCAGATCCGCGAGAACGTGTTCAACTACTTCGGAGTGTCTGAGAACGTGCTTCAGAACAAGGCGAAGGGTGAGGAGCTCGAAGGATTCTTTGACGGTGCGATCGAGCCGTTCGCGATCCAGTTCAGCGAGGCGATGACAAGGATGCTCTTCACCGAGAGGGAACGAGCTCAGGGGTCTTACTTGATTGCCAACGCGAACAGGCTTCAGTACATGACCATGACGCAGAAGATTGCGATGGTCGAGAAGTTTGTTGATCGCGGCGTGATGAGCGAAGAAGAAGGACGTGAGATCCTGAACCTCGGGCCGAAAGTCGAGGGCGATACTTTCGTGATACGCGGCGAATATGTGAATGCGGACGATAGGATGACATCCCAGGAGGAGGAAGACGAAGATGGCAGTGAAGGCTGAAAGAGAATACAGGAACATGACGCTCCAGGTCAGAGAAGAGGGCGTCGAAGATGAGAAGAAGATCGTGACTGGTTATGCGAGCACGTTCGACGAGCCTTATAAGCTCTTCGAAGGTGAAGGGTTCGAGCTGTGGGAGGTCGTGGACCGTAAGGCCTTCGACGAGACAGACATGTCGGACGTCATCATGCAGTACGACCATGCAGGACGCGTCTTTGCAAGAACAAGGAACAAGACCCTCGAAGTCCATCCGGACGAAAAGGGCTTGTACATAGAGGCGGATCTCGGAGGCACCGAGCTCGGACGCGGGCTCTACGAAGAGATCGCCGGAGGCTACACGGACAAGATGAGCTTCGGCTTCATCGTTAACGGCGACACCGAAGAACGAGAGAAGAACGAGGACGGCATCTGGATCTACACAAGACGGATCACGTCTGTGGCCAAGCTCTTTGATGTTTCAGCAGTTTCGATTCCAGCCAATGGAGGCACATCGATCGCGGCGGATGCTGTGACGAGATCCATTGGAGATCTGACCGACGGAGTGATCGAGAGGATACAGGCGGAGCGACTTGAGGAAGAGAAACGCGAGGCGCTGGAAAAGAGAAGGGCAGAAGTTAAAGCCAGAGCATTGGGAGGCATTGAAAAATGACCAGAGAAGAAATCATGACGCTCGGCTTTGAGGAACTCGAAGAAAGAAAAGCGGCCATCGCAGTCGAGACAGACGAAGCCGATGCCGAGAAGATCGAGACTCTTAATGCTGAGCTTGAAATCATCGAGGAGAGAACGAAAGCTCTGAACCTCGAGATTGAAAACAGAAAGCAGGCAGCCGAGGCCGTGAAGAGCGGAGCAGGTAAGCCGGTGGAAGTTAGAAAGGAATCTGAAAAGATGACAAACAAAGAGATTAGAAACAGCAAAGAATATATCGATGCCTTTGCAAAATACATCAAGACAGGTAAGGACGCAGAGTGCAGGGCGCTCCTTACTGAGAACGTAACAGGCGGCACCGTACCAGTTCCGGAGTTCGTAGAGAGCAGAGTCCGCGCTAATTGGGAGAACGACGAGGTTTGGAGAAGGATCCGCAAGACATATGTGAGAGGCAACCTGAAGGTCGGGTTCGAGATTAGCGCAACAGGAGCGGAGCCTCACCAGGAAGGAGCAGCAGCACCGGCAGAGGAAGTCCTGACCCTCGGCATCGTGACGATGGTTCCGACAACAATCAAAAAATGGATCACATTCTCAACCGAAGTAATGGCTCTCGGCTCCGAAGAGTTCCTCGCGTACATCTATGACGAAATCACATATCAGATCATCAAGTTCGCGGGAGAGTGGGCGCTCAACATGATTGTCGGTGCGCCGGCGGCAAGCACAGCGAACAGCGTCGGCGTTCCTAACGTAAACGGACCGGTCACCGCAGAGAAGATCCTCAACGCAATGGCACTTCTCGGAAACGACGCAAGAGACCTTGTCTTCATCGCAAGTGGCGCAACAATTGCAGCAGTTCGCGTTGCAGCGCTTTCTGCTGGTTACGCATATGATCCGTTCCAGGGCATGACAGTAATCCAGAAGAACTTGATGCTTGACGGCGAAACAATCTGGGACGGCGCCATCATTGGTGACCTTTCCGGCGTACAGGCCAACCTTCCAGAAGGAGACGCTGTCCGCTTCGTCTTTGATGAGTTTAGCCTCGCAGAAAGGGACCTCATCAAGGTTGTCGGCAGACTTTACGCCGCCATTGCAGTCGTTCATCCTGGAATGTTCGCGACAATCGGCGTACAGGGAAAATAGACAGCGGAGAGAACAGAGCCGACCTGTCCACGATGACGAAGGCCCGCTTGCTTGACTATGCTGCGGACAACGGCATCGAGGGCGTCTCTTCGCGCCAAACTAAGGCGGCAATAATTGAAACAATCGAGGCGGCTCTGTAACGGGGCCGCTTCATTATGAGGTGAAGTTATGCTTGAGAAAGTAAAAATGGCACTTCGAATAGTGACGAACAGCTTCGACTCGGAGCTGACCGACCTGATCGAGGCGGCAAAGCTGGATCTCGGGATCGCGGGTGTCATCGTTCCGTCGGAGCTCGATGCGATCGTCACGAGGGCGATCATCACGTTCTGCAAGATGAGCTTCGGGCTGCCTGAGGACTATGACCGTCTGAAGGCATCCTATGACGAGCAGAAGGCCCAGCTGTCGAACGCTACGGGCTATACAGACTGGAGTGGTTCGGATGTATGATGCAGTCGCTACACTGAAGAGCTACACGACCAGCGGCAGGGACGAGTACGGTAATCCGATCACGACCGAGACGACCAAACTCGTCTTTGTTCAGCCTCGGGGAGTGTACGCTTCGGAGTTCTACAACGCGGCCAACCTCGGCATCAAGCCGTCACTGACGCTCTACATGACGAACAGGGCGGACTATGATGGCGAGAAGGTCGTCGAGTTCCAGGGGAAAGAGTACACAGTCGTCCGAACCGACTGGAACGCGCAGCGGGACGGACTGTCGCTGATCTGTGAGGAGAAGGTGGCCAACAATGGCTAAGCAAGACCTGACAGTCGAAGTCACGAAGATCCTGCGAGAGTACGCAGATGAGGTCCAGGAGGATGTCGTCAAAGTGGTCGATAAAGTCTCTAAAGAGGGGCAGAAGCGACTCAAAGACAACAGCCCAGGCTCGGGGCGGTACGCCAAAGGGTGGAAACGGAAACGTGTCCGTGACAGGCTCGCCACTTCGTACACGCTTTATAATGAGCGTTACTATCTGACGCACCTGCTCGAGAACGGCCATGTGATCCGAAATGCAAAGGGGACCTTCGGAAGGGCTCCGGCACATCCGCACATCGGACCGGTCGAAGAGTGGGCGGTCGAAGAACTCCCGAAAGAGTTCGAGAAGGAGCTGAACAAATGACACTATACGAGATATTAACAGATCCAAACAGCGGGCTCGGGATCCCTTGCGCTTACTCTCACTTCAGAGACGAACTGGCACCGGCCCGTCCTCCTTACCTGGTCTATCTGGGAGACGGACAGGAGGACTTCGCGGCGGATAACACCTACTACCACAAGGAGAACCGCTACAGGCTCGAGTACTACTTCACCGAAAAAGACGAAGAAACGGAGGACCGCATCGAGGAGCTTCTGCTGGCGAACGGGTACCTCTACGACAAGAGCGAGGACGTCTTCATTGAGAGCGAGGACGTCTTTGTTATTTATTATTCGATTTAAGGAGGCTAAAATATGCCAAACAAGATCAAGTACGGCCTGAGCAACGTTTATATCGCTCCGGCAACTATCGCGGCAGACGGAACAGCGACATACGAGACACCGATCGCTGTGCCTGGCGCTGTAAACCTCAGCATGGAGCCACAGGGCGAGGCTTCTCCGTTCTATGCGGACAACATCGTCTACTACATGGTTAGCACAAACACGGGCTACGAAGGAGACCTCGAGCTTGCACTCATCCCGGACGCTATCCGTTCGCACCTCTTCGGAGAGGTTACAGACAGCAAGAACCTCATGGTCGAGGACGCAGACGCACAGCTCGGACACTTCGCACTTCTGTTCGAGTTCGCACACGACACAAAGAACACAAGGCACGTCATGTACAACTGTACAGCTACAAGACCATCCGTAGCATCTCAGACAAAGGAGGACACAACAACTCCTATTACTGAGACACTTACAATCACGGCCGCAACAGCCAAGTTCGATGGCCACAACATCGTTAAGGCTAAGACAACGGACAGCACAACAGCCACAATCTATGATGCATGGTTTGAGGCTGTAACTGTTCCGGGAACTATGTAACTGTTCCGGGAACTATCGGAGAGTAAGGATGGCATACGGCACAATCAAGACAAGCGGCGGCAGGGAGGTCAACCTCCTTGCCAACGCTCTGACAAAGTACAGGTATCGCCAGATCTTCGGATCTGATCTGATGGACGAACTGCAGACCGTCACAGAAGGCTCTGCCGGACAGCAGGCCGAACTGTTCGAGAAGCTCTGCTACGTCATGGCCACTCAGGCCGAAAAGAGATCCGAGACGGCAAGCATCGAGGACTTCCTGAACTGGCTCGAAGACTTCGAGTCCGGAGAGATCCTCGAGTCAGCACTGGAGATCGTTGCGGTCTACCAGAACAACCAAAAAGGACTTAGTGAAGTAAAAAACCAGGAAGGCCCTCAGAGCGTCAAATGAACACGGCGCTGTTCATGCTGAGGGCCGTCCAGTTAGGGCTGTCGATGAGAGACCTCGAAGAACTCGAGGAGGGCTTCGTTCTGGATATGCTCGCAGAAAGAGCCAACGACAGCGCAGAGTATAGAGACCTGCCGACTCAGGCAGACTTTGATAACTTCTAACAGAAGGGAGAACCTATGGCAGGTGGCAGGATTAAGGGCATAACCATCGAGATCGGGGGCGACACCACTCCGCTTCAGAAGGCACTGTCCGGGGTCAACAAGGACCTCAAACAGACGCAGTCTGCGCTTCGTGACGTCAACAAGCTCCTCAAGCTCGATCCGAAAAATACAGAACTGCTCCGTCAGAAGCAGGAGCTCCTCGGGAAGGCCATCGGTGACTCCGAGGAGAAGCTCGCAAAGCTGAAAGAAGCGTCCGAGCAGATGAAGGCCGCAGGTGTCGATAAGAACAGCGAACAATATCAGGGCTTGCAGCGGGAGATCATAGCGACAGAGCAGGAGATCAAGAAGCTGAGAGCCGAACAGGACAAGCTCGCAAACTCGAAGCTCGACAACCTCGGCAGACAGTTCGACGAGGTCGGGAAGAAGATCTCCTCGGTCGGGGACAGCATGACCAAAAAGGTCACCGTTCCGCTCCTGGCAGTCGGCACCGCTTCGATGGCGGCCTTCGCTGATGTCGACAAGGGCATGGATGCGGTCGTGAAGAAGACCGGAGCAACCGGGGACGAGCTGGCGGCGATGCAGCAGTCCGTCAAGAATCTCGGGACTGAGATCCCTGCGAGTTTCGAAGACATCGGCAACGCGGTCGGCGAAGTCAACACTCGCTTCGGGCTGACCGGGCAGGACCTGGAAGACCTGTCTGCTCAGTTCCTGAAGTTCGCTAAGATCAACGACGTGGACGTCACGACAGCGATCGACGGCACGCAGAAGGTCCTCGCGGCGTTCGGCATGGATGCCAGCGAAGCCGGAAAGATGCTCGACGTCTTCAACGCGGTCGGACAGCGGACTGGCATAGACATGAACCAGATGACCGGCCTCATGTCTAAGTACGGCGCACAGCTCCAGGCGATGGGCCTCGATGCCTACCAGGCGGCCAACTTCCTGGGAGACATGGAAGTCTCTGGAATGGACGTCGCGCAGTCTATGACGGCGATGCAGAAGGCTCTGAAGTATGCGAGTGCGGCAGGGAAGCCTCTGACAGAAGTGCTGACGGACTTCGACTCACTGATGAAGTCGAACGCTTCGGAGACTGAGAAGCTGAACGCGGCTTACGAGATCTTCGGAACGAAGACCGGCGCGGCCATGTATAACGCGGCGAAGAACGGGACCGTCGCTTTTGACCAGCTCGGCAAGAGCATCGATGACAGCCTCGGGAACCTCGACCGGACCTATGAAGGAACGCTCGACGCGACCGACGACATGAAGACGACCTTCAACGCGCTGAAAGAAGCAGGCTATGAGGTCGGCGCGGCTCTCGGAAAAACGCTCACTCCGATCTTAAAGAAAGCGGCCGAAGGTCTGCGGAAGTTCTCGCAGTGGTTCGAAAAACTCAGCCCGAAGACGAAGGACCTCATCACGAAGCTGGGGCTCCTTGCGGCGGCGGCAGGACCGGTTCTGTCCGTAGCGGGCAGGATCGGGTCGAAGGTCGGAAGTCTGATCAAGAGCGCTCCGAAGCTCATCTCAGGAGTCAAGGGTCTGGCGACAGCACTGGCGGCTAATCCGTACCTGGCTATCGCGGCAGGAGCGGCTGCAGCTGTTGCTGGGATCGCGGCGCTCATACTCTCACAGAACAAGATCACGAGAGAGTACGAGAACGCGAAGAAGGCCAGAGAAGAAGAGATCCAGGGCGCTTATACACAGGCGGCCACAGCCGAAATATATGCACAGAAGCTGGACGAGCTGTCTCAGAAAGAAAACAAATCCGCTGCAGACAAACAGCTGATGAAGACATACGTCGACCAGCTGAACGGATCCGTCGAGGGTCTGAACCTCCAGTACGACGCGGAGAACGACAAGCTCAGTCAGAGCACAGCTCAGATCTACTCGAAGATCGAGGCTTATACGCAGCAGGTCATCCAACAGGCCTACG